ATAATGATAGGAATGAGGTTGATGGCAAAAGAGTTTGCAAGGGCATTCTATGATTCAATGCAATGGCGGAAATGTAGGAAGACATTCATCCAGGAACGTGTTTCAATTGATGGGGGATTGTGCCAACGGTGTCATGAACGCCTGGGATACATGGTGCATCACACAACCATGCTTACGCCCGATAATATTTCCAACCCGGACATTGCCCTTAACCATGACCTGCTGGAATATGTCTGCAAGCCATGCCACGACAGGGAGGAGGGACATTTCCTCTATAGGGAAGAGAGGCAGAGGCGCTGCATATTTGATGATGATGGGAATCCAATCGAAGTTGTCAGATAATTATGGACAGAAAATTCATGACACTCCCCCCCTTCGGATGTCAGTGGCCCAGAAAGGATTTCACCGAGTCCCCACATTAAATTTTATGGATGAATTTCTGCAGTACCCCCTCCCAAAATGAAAGGATGTGATGCCGGATGGAAAAAAGTAAACGGATTAAGAAGGAAGAAAGAAGACTGAATGGAATATTCGCGGATGTAGATGAAAATAAGAAGGAAACTGTCGAGGGTCTGATAAAACGCGCGGCATTCATGCGGGCGACCTTGGAGGATTTTGAGGCTGACCTGGACAGTAACGGATTCACTGAAAAATTCCAGCAAGGGGAGAAGCAGGACCCATATGACAGGAAGCGGCCAGTGGCCGACCTGTATAATACGATGAATACCGGCTATCAGAAAATCATAAAGCAGATGACTGACCTGCTTCCGGAAAAAGACCGGGATAAGGATGAGTTATTAGACTTCTTAGGAGGCGATAGGGGCTGACGGAATTCGAGGAATACTTTTCAGATATCGGTAATGGGAGGATTGTCGCCTGTGAAAAAATGAAGCGTATAGCTGACACTTTGATGGAAAAATATTTAAATCCGGGTGAATTCCACTTCGATTTTGATATTGCCAACCGCCATATTGAATTCATAGAACGGTTCTGTAAACTGCCTACCGGAAAGATAGGGCAGCCGCTCCGGCTGGAACTTTTCCAGAAAGCAAGGATGCAGGCCATCTTTGGATTTGTTGATGATAATGACATTAGACAATATAATGAGGTACTGATCATTGAAGGGAGGAAAAACGGTAAGACAACAGAGACCGCCGCCATTGAACTGGACATGCTGATGAATGATAAGGAAGGTGCACCACAGATATATAATGTCGCAACCATGCTGGACCAGGCCAGGCTTGGATTCAATGCGGCAAATAAAATGAGGATGCAGTCACCTTTATTGAAAAAACATATCCGGAAGAGGGCCGCGGATTTATACTGTGCCATGAACATGGGTTTCATAAAAGCCCTTGCCAGCAATACCAACAGCCTGGATGGGCTTGATACGCACTGCGGGGTGATTGATGAACTGGCAGCGATTAAGAACAGGGATATATATGACCTGGTCAAACAGTCAATGGGAGCGCGCGAACAGCCGCTCCTTTTCTGCATCACCACGAACGGTTTTGTCAGGGAAGGCATATTCGACAGCCAGTACCAATATGCATCCGATGTGCTATCTGACAGGGCCAGGAATGACCGTTTCCTCCCATTCATCTACGAACTTGACCATATAGACGAGTGGGACCGGGAGGAATGCTGGATAAAGGCAAACCCAGGGCTTGGTACGATCAAGTCCATGGATTACCTGAGGCAGATGGTCCAGAAGGCAAAGGATGATGAATCTTTCAAACCGACCGTGCTGGTAAAGGATTTCAATCTCAAACAGACATCAGATGCGGCATGGTTACGGTTTGAGGACTTTGAGAACACAGCAACCTTCACGGGTCCGTTCCGATATGGGGTTGGTGGAATGGACGCTGCTGATTCAGTGGACCTGGCTGCTGCGAAGGTGCTGTGCATGAGGCGTGATGACCCGAACATCTATGTGAGGCAGATGTATTGGATACCCCAGGCAGTACTGGACAGGCAGGAGGCATCAGGAAACCGGAGGGAGCGCGACAATGTCCCATATCAGCTGTGGAAGGATAAGGGGCTACTCAGGGCTGTCCCAGGAAACAAGGTTGATAAGAGGGTAATGCTGGACTGGTTCTGCGAGTTAAGGGACCAGGAGGACATATATGTCCTATATATCGGATATGACCCATGGCATATAGATGATTCACTGCTACGCGGGTTCCAGTCCGAATTTGGGGAAAAGGCCATGATACCAGTGCGGCAGGGGGTGATAACCTTGAGCCAGCCAATGAAGGACCTGAAAGCGGACCTACAGGCAAAGCTTCTTGTATACAATGACAATCCAATTGATAAATGGTGTTTCTTCAATACCGTGGTCAGGACGGATGTGAATGGGAACATCCAGCCTGTAAAGGGGATGGATACCAGGAACAGGATTGATGGAACGCTGGCCCTGATAGACGCCTATAAGGTCCTTCAGGACAAGATGGGGGAACTGCAGAGCCTGATTTAAGGATTATGGAAAGGAGGATGACGGTTTGGGCATCAGGGATTATGTGGCAAGGAAATTGCTGAATGTGACGGCAGTGACTGCCTTTAAGATGATAACCGAAACCGGGAATGGATTCACGGCATGGACCGGGGATGTGTATGACAGTGATATCGTCAGGGCCTGCATCCGTCCATTCTCAAAAGCAGTCGGGAAACTCCAGGCGAAACATGTCAGAAGATATAATGGGAGGGTGGACGTCAACCCGGAGCCATATATGCGGTTCCTGTTGGAGGAACCAAATCCGTACATGGGCGGCCATACGCTGCTGGAGAAGGTGGCAATACAATTCGCACTTAACAACAATGCGTTCGTCCTGGTTGTCAGGGATGAGAACGGGCTGCCGGTGCAGCTGTACCCGGTACCGTCAATCATGGTTGAGGCGAAGTATGTGGGACTGGAGCTGTATTTGAAATTCACCTTCCTGAATGGGAAGACACTTAATGTACCATATTCAGAAGTCATCCATATCCGGAATGATTTCAAGGATAATGACATCTTTGGGGAGTCACCATATAAAGCCCTTGCACCGTTGATGGAGGTGGTGAACACAACGGACCAGGGAATCGTGAAGGCAATAAGGAACAGCGGGGTAATCAGATGGCTGCTCAAATATACAACCCCGATGCGCCCAGAGGACCTGAAGAAAAACGTACAGGAGTTTGTGGATAACTATTTAAGTGTCTCAAGCCCCACATTCGGTGCGGCCGGGGTGGACTCCAAAGCGGATGCCATACGTATTGAGCCGAAGGATTACGTGCCGAATGCCCTGCAGCAGGCGAACACGAAGGAAAGGATTTATGCATTTTTCAACACAAACGAGAAGATAGTCCATTCAAATTATACCGAGGATGAATGGAACAGCTATTTTGAGGCAGTCATTGAACCGGTAGCAATACAGTTAGGGGAGGAGTCTTCCAGGAAACTGTTCACACGGCGTGAACGTGGGTTTGGGAATGGGATATATTTTGATGCATCAAACCTTCAATGTGCAAGCCTTTCCACCAAGCTTGCGTTGCAGGCAATGGTGGACCGTGGGGCACTTACCCCAAATGAGTGGAGGGAGACATTCAACCTTCCGCCAGTTGCAGATGGGGATAAGCCACTTAGGAGGCTTGACACGCAGACCGTGAATCAGGTCAGGAGACTCATGGGGGACATGAACCTGGAGAACATCAACGAGACCAGGATGGAAATCATGAAGCTTTTTGAAGGAGGTGAGGAAAATGGCGGTAAGGATTGATGTGAAGGGACAGATTGTGGAATCAGGCAATGACTGGGTGTATGACTGGCTGGGTATTGAAAATACATCCCCAAAGAAAATCCTGAAGGCGCTACAGGAAGCAGGTGGGGAAGATATTGAAATCCATATCAACTCCCCTGGTGGGAGTATATATGCAGGTTCAGAAATATACACGGAACTGAGGGCATATGAAGGGAAAAAGACCATAAAAATCACGGGGATAGCCGCCAGTGCGGCATCAGTGATTGCACAGGCCGGGGATAGCGAAATCAGCCCTACCGGGATGTTCATGATCCATAACGTGCAGACAAGGGCTTCCGGGGATTACCGGGATATGGATAATACCAGTGACTCACTGAGGGCGGCAAACCAGTCAATCATAAATGCCTACATGGATAAGACAGGAATGGAAAGCAGGGAGCTACAGGAACTGATGGATAGGGAGACATACCTATCAGCCCAACAGGCAGTTGAGTATGGTTTTGTTGACCGGGTCATGTTTTCTGAAAATGCCCAGGCCATGTATAACGGATTTGGGATGCTCACAAACGAGGCCATTGATAAATTGAGAAACATGATTAAGAACCCGGATCAGAAGGATCCGGATTTTTTAATATCACAGAAACAGGCAGCAACAAGGCTGCGGCTTTTAAACCTGAAAGGAGAATATAGTAATGACAAGGACTGAATATGAAACAAAAAGGAAGACCCTTATCAATGAGGCAGAAACATTGATTGGTGAGGGGAAAGTGGAGGAAGCAAACAGGAAGATGGACGCCGTCACAAAGCTGGACCAGGATTTTGAGGCAGCCGCCAAGGCATCAGCCAACTTAAGGGCATTGGCACAGCCGCCGGTACCGCTGGCTGGTGTAGGGGAAGGCGCGGCCTTCAATCCTGGGAGCCATGATGAGACAGAAGACATGCATGATTCCATTGAGTACAGGAAGGCGTTCATGAACTATGTACTGAATGGAACCGCCATCCCTGCTAAGTTTGTGAATGTGGCGGCCACCACGAAGACAACGGATGTCGGGTCGGTCATCTCCCCTACAGTCCTTAACCGGATTGTGGAAAAGATGGAGACAACCGGCATGATCCTCCCGCTTGTGACAAAGACGGCCTTCGCGGCAGGGGTCACGGTCCCTACATCCAGCGTGAAGCCTGAGGCAACCTGGGTGGCAGAGGGAGGAACCAGTGACACACAGAAGAAAACAACAGGACAGATAGACATCAAAGGGTACAAACTGAGATGCGCCATCTCCATGACACTGGAAACATCGGTCATGTCCTTACAGGTATTTGAGACCGTGTTTGTGAACAGTGTGTCCGAGGCAATGGTGAGGGCGCAGGAAAAATCGTTCATCAACGGAAGCGGCAGCGGGCAGCCCAAAGGGATATTGCTGGAGACGGTTGCCAGCGGACAGAACATCGACCTTGCGGCCAGTGCGGACCCGACCTATCAGACACTTGTGGATGCGGAAGCCGCCCTCCCACTGGCTTATGAGAATGGGGCTGTCTGGAACATGACAAAAAAGACGTTCATGAAGTTCATCGGGATGGTGGACACGAACAAGCAGCCCATTGCCCGCGTGAGCTATGGGATTGACGGGAAACCGGAAAGGACACTGCTTGGGCGCAGGGTGGTGCTGAATGATTACATGACAAGCCTTGGGGCCACAATCACGGAGGATACCGTCGTGGCATTCCTGTTTGACTGGTCCGATTACATGTTCAATACAAACTATAACATGGTGGTCAAAAGCTATGAGGATAATGATACGGAGGACCAGGTAACCAAGGCTGTCATGATCTGTGATGGAAAGGCAATCGACAGTAACTCACTTGTCACAGTCACCAAGAAGAACGCCTGACCTAAGGGGTGATGATGATGGCTGGCCTGAGATTAGAGGTACCGACAGAGGAACTAAGGACCATGCTCCGTATCCGCCATGACCGGCTGGACCAGGAACTACTTCAGTTGAAGGAAGCATACCTGTCAGACATTGCAATGTGCGGGGTACGGAGGATACCGGATGACCCCGCACAGGCAAAGGCCTGCCTGCGGTTATACCTCAGATGGCAGGAGAATTACAACGGGGAGGCGGAACGTTATGGCAGGGCATACGAAGGGATGAAGATAGCAATGTCATTAGCGGAGGAATACAGGGAGGTTGGGAATGCGGAATGAAATCTGTACGCTGGTTGGCCTGACATCAGACGGGGAGAAAGTAGGACCTGTCGAGGAGGAGGTATATTGTACACGGAAGTCATCAGCCCGCACCGAGTTTTACAGTGCATATGCCGTGGGACTGAAGCCAAGGTTCATACTTGAGATTGACCCGATGGACTGGGAGATGCTGGCAGACAGACTGCCTGGGCCGGATGAGCCGACCATGGTGAGGTATGGTGGGAATGATTACAACATCCTGAGGAGTTACCAGGTAGACGAGGGTAGGATGGAACTGACTGTGGGGTGATATGTTGAAGGTGGACCTGGAGTACAGGGATGCAATTGAATCAATTGATGATATGATAAACAGGATGCCGAGACAGCTGGCAGAGAGCGAGCCGGCTGTCTTAAGGAAGATAGGGAACACCATCAAGGGGCATGTGGTAAGGTCATTGCATAGTTCGGATGTGGAGGTAAGGGCCAAGCAGATAGTCCCAGGGAACTATGATGGGAGCAGGCCATATGTCCATATGAAGGATGACGTGAAATCTGCCGTAAAAAAAGATAAGCAGGGAAACCGGTATGTAAGTGTAAAAGGTGGGAAGTATACCGGATATAAATGGATCATGCTCGATGAGGGACATATAGCAAGGGATGGAAGTACATTCATACCAGGGACTAATTTTGTCTCCAGGGCAGTCAAGGCATCCGAAGGGGAAGTGGAAAGGATGATTGATGATATGGTCCGGAAGGTGGTGGAATGATGGAATTAAAAAAACTGATTGAGGATAACCTGCGCATACCGGTGATTGAGACATTCAGCCCAATCATCCCCCCATGTGCAACCTGGTATCTGGTCACGGATGAGGCCGGGATTTATGGGAATGGGTGTGAGGAAGAGACAGAGGAGCAATATCAGGTGGATGTGTGGGGGAGGGACAGGAGCCAGGTAGCCACCCACACATCCGTACTGAAGAAGGCCATCATGCAGTACCGGCATGTCACTGTCCCATCCATATCATATACATACGATACGAACGGGAAGATGTGGAGGGGGACCATAAGTTTTTATCACGTAAAGGAGGAATGACATACATGCAAGGAAATAAATCAGCGAAGGCAAACAGGATCAATATCACTGAGCCTGTATATGCGAAGCTTTTAACGGATACGGCCGATGGCGTTACCTATGATGAGGTCAGAAGCCTGGGAAAGGCGATGCAGGTACAGCTTACCCCTTCGGTGTCCAGCGGGGTCCTATACGGTAACGGCGTCCAGCAGGAGAACATTGCTAAAATGAACGGCCTGGCAATGGTGATGGATGTCAATAAGCTGGCGATTGAGGACAGGGCCATCATTTTAGGACATGAATACAGGGATGGAATCATCCATGAGAAGGCGGGGGACGAGGCCCCATATATAGCGGCCGGGTATAAGGTTGAGCAGACCAATGGGAAATGTGAGTTAATCTGGCTGCTTAAGGGCAGGGCGCAGCCAATCAACAGCTCCGTACAGCAGAGTACGGACAGCCTGAATTTCTCGACAGACAGCATCACCATCAATTTCATACCAAGGGATTATGATAATGAAATCAGGTACTTTGCTGACTCAGCCAACCAGGACCTGACAGAGAAGCAGATCAATGACTGGTTTGCGGCGGCGCCATCCACCGCGCCGGTGCCGCCGACAGCCTGATAGGGAGGTAAGGCATGAAGAGGACAATATGTGTGCAGGAGGCAAACGAGGTCGATATTGCTTTCAATGACAGGACCTATACCGCAACATTCAACATGAAGTCCGTGCTTTACATGCAGCAGGAACTGTCAAGACACGGACTTGAGGACCTGCCTTATGAGCATTTTGCTGCCCTGGTATTATATTCCGGAATAAAAGTCAATACGCCTGATTTCACGATGGATGAAGCAACCGCATTGGCCCTCACCATCAGGCCGTTTGACCTGCAGGGGATTGTGGAGGAATATGTACAATCCATGGATGGGGTCAGTATGATTGAGAAGGACGAACAGGCAAAAAAAGTACTTGCTCAGATATTGGAGGGCGCAGTTGGAACACAGAGGAATTAGTGTTCGATTTTGACCTTGTTTTTTACATGTATTGTGTGAAGATGAGGATGTCTGAGCAGGGATTTTGGGACAGCCCTTTTTGTAAGGTCATGAAACTCATCGACATGTATAAGGATGAGGTGATGATGCAGGCCAGCGCGGCAGGACAGGTGGGGTATACGCCGGTATATTTCAACGAGGAGCCAGGCGAAATCCATTCTATGCACGAAGTGGAGGGATTCATATAATGTCAGGCAGCTATAAAAAAACAATCGTCCTGGGATTGGACTATAGTGAATTTTCCGGGGGGATATCGGAATGTAACAGGAAGATGGGACTCCTGGATGCGGAGATGAAACTGGCGCAGGAACAGGCCAAGGCATATGGCGGCGAAACGGACCAGTTAAAAATCAAGCAGGAAGGATTAGCCCAGAAGATTGAGCTTCAGAAGAAAATCGTGGAACAGCAGGCAGCGGCATATGACAAGGCCATGTCGAGCCAGAAAAAAAACGAGAAACAGATTGATTCGATGGACAAGGCGCTGCTCCAGAGCCGGACCACCCTGCAGAAGCTGGAGAATGAGTATAAGGACAACAATAAGCAGTTAGAGGAGTTCACAAGAAAAAGCAGGGAAAGTACAGAGAATCAGAGGAGTTTCGGGGATACAATCCGGGATGTGGCGGATACCATCGGAATATCCGCCAATCCGGTTATCGAGAAATTCGCAGAAAAGTTTGATGATATTGATGAGAACGTAGGGAAGGCGGTCCTTACTATCGGTACCCTTATAACTACGCTTGCAGGACTTACAATGAAAACAGCCGAGCAGGCAAAAGAAATATCAAATGTCTCCCAAACAATGGGGATGACTACAGACCAATATCAAGTTTGGGATTTCATATTGAAGAGCGTCGGAAGTGATGCTGAAAGTGCATCTGGGGATTTAGCAGCATTAGCAGAAAAGGCAAAGGATGCGGCAGAAGGTGGGAACGATAGTGCTAAGACGTTCCGCATGTTAGGCATATCATTAAAAGACAGCCATGGACATTTGAAAAGCCAAAATGATTTATTCTTAGAGCTGATTAATTCCTTGAAAAATATGGAGGACACAACAACACGTAATGCCATTGCGAGTGATTTATTATCTACTACTGGGGAAAAAATCATACCGATTTTGAACATGACTAAGGAAGAGTTCGATTCACTCAAA